CCCCATTTTTCTAGCTAGCATTTTAGAGCCCTTTGAGGTTGTGACACCAGAATTGGTGTCATTGGGCCTAATTACAAAAAGAGAAGTAATTAGGCCCCTTTGCGTTAAACCATTTGTAGGTTTACTGCTTTGATAATGTGTTTCGGAGTATCCAGAGCATGGACGAGTCCAGTTTGATCGTCGAAGTCGCCGAGGTGGTACAGGTCGTAGTCGTCGGGATATTGTCCAGGCATGGAAGATTTGTCTTGCGAAAGTTTATGGAAAGTGCGGATGGCTTCGCCTTCCGCTTTTTGGACGAAGGGTGTGTTGTAACACTCACCTTTAGCATCACGGATGGAATAGAGTTTCAGTCGCATTTTATAGCTCCTTTATTGACGCATAATTGCGTTTTCATAAGGTGGTGTTGGTGTTGGAAATTGGCAAGGTGTTTTTTGTGGCTGCCGAGTTTTAATTGTATCACGCTCGCTTGGTTCATCGATAGAGACATCACGTAAGAGATGCTGTGCTGAACAGATAGCACGTGGATAGAGAGGGAAACTAAGCCACAAGGAGGCTATATGCGTATAGAAGATATTATTATTAGAGCTGAAGATGGATTGCTAATTGGGAAGATCCAATTACAAGACATACATCAGAATTATTTTGGATTGGTGATTACGTTCCCTGATGGAACGTGGAGACGGCATTTTGTAAGTTACAATGCCTTAACGCCTACGGCGAGTTGGACCAAGAGGTCCGAGAAGAAGAAGAAGCGCGCTTAATAAGCGCTATGCCCGGCACAGTGTACTGTGCCCGGGCTTTTTTTTATGCATCCGAAGATTTTTAACTCTCTGAGGTATCGTTTTTAGTACGTTTTGGTTTCGTATTGTTATCGATGTTGTTGAGAGTATTAAGGATTGGATTTTCGGGTGCAGGTTTAGGTCGGACTTTAAGTCCGAGTTTGATTGCTTCCTCATTGTTTTTTTCGTCAGCGAGGAAGTTGATGAATTCCTGAGGATCATTAGAGAAGCGTTGACGGATTTTAGCAGGAACCTCCTCAAAGGCGCGCTGGGCAGCGACGACGGTATTGAGGGATTCCTGATAAGAAGGCATTTGGGTCAGGTCGGCGTAAACGCCGGCCTGGGTGTTTTGAATATGAGTGATAGAGCCAGTGGCTTTGAATTTCGCAAGAATTTTGTTGACGTTACAGTCATCTTTAAATTGCTGCTGAGTACGGGATTTTCCGGTGTGGACAGTCTGGACACGACGAGTGCCGTTAGGGCGGACTGTGACGATTTTCTGAGGTTTTGGATTTTTGTCCTGCATAGATACTCCTATGGTTTTCTTAGTGAAGGTTGTTTTGATAAGTCTTTGAGACCTTTTGGAAGATTAAGGCCAGGCAAGAGCTGTTTAGCGGAGTTTGCGGCATCGAGGCCGCCACTCACACGTTTAATATAATTGTCCAGCTCTTGGAATTTCATATCCCATTCGGCCTGGCCTTTGCGGAATTTAGATTCAGAGAAGATTGCTGGTAGAAGAGCTTCGGTCGTTTTGGTATTAGCCTCAGCATTTTTTGCATTCGCAATGTCCTTGGTAGCGCCAGCTACCGCTGCCGCTCCCTGGGCCTGTTGAAGGCCGATCGTAGAGTTAATAGCTTTTAGTTCGTTGGTCATACGAATTGTATCGACTGCTGAGGTAACGCCAGAGCCTAAGGCATTTTCCATTTTTGCTGGAGAAATATTTGGCGTAGAAGCTCCGCCTTTCATAGCGGAGAGAATCGGATTAAGACCAGCTGCCCGGAGGTCATTGACCTCCCGGCGGTGTGCAGTGTTGGACATTTCGGTCATGTAGTCCTGAGACCGAGTTTGTTGACGGGCGTTAGCTTGATTTTGAAGGTAGGTTCCGATTATGGAACCTCCTCCAGAGACAGCGCCCGATATAATTGCACCAGTAATTGGGTCCATTAGAACCGTCCCAGTGTAGCGGGTACGGGATTAACGACCATAGGACGGGCATGGTGATATTTAAAGTAGCAGTCGAAGAGCAAGTCTGGCTCGGTGTCTATTGCGATCGCGCGCTCAATAGGCGTGTTTTGGACGATGAAGGAGGCATTTAGCTCCGGTAGTGCTGAGAACTCCTCAGCGAGGTGCCAGACGTCAAGGGAGGTGGCATAAGTAGAACGGAGAACTCCATGAATCTGGGATGGCTTGTTTCGGTATTCAGCGTAACGCTCAGCGTAGCCGAAAACAGCCTCATCACCTGTGGTCGGGTTAGTAGAACCAGTAAGGTAGATTTCTTTGTTCAGGATCTCTTGTTCTCCGAGAAGTTGCAGTTTGGGCCAGAAGATGTCTAAGCGAGTGGATCTCGACCAGAAGCGCTCGAGTCCTTGTTGGTAAGTAATGTCAGCCCGGGCGCAGGCGAGGCCAATGACGTATCCGTGCTCGACAAAAGATTTAGAAAAGCCGATTGAATCTCGAGAAGTTGTAGAGCTAGTAGCGAAAGCTGCGAGTTGAGCTTGGGCGTTGGAACCGGAAGTCGGTGAAGTCTGAGGTACAGGATGGACATTAATTGGTACAGATCCTCCTCCGAGGTATTCCGCTCGTTGAAGTCGGAAGTCAGGAGATATAACTCCGAAATGAGCTTTGAGGATTTCGACATAACGGGTGCCTCCGCGAGCGTCTAGCTCGAGTAATGATTGGACCATAATAGCTTGTCTAAGAGCATTGACAGTGATTGCCGATGCGTCTGTGAGGTCGGCTTGAAAGGGTGCAACGGCGTTAGTGTCGAAGGCAACAGATAGAGCTTCGTCGACGTAAGCCATCTGTTCGAAGCCGTCGAGAGCGCCAGTAGAGACGCCAGTACCTGCTGCGTTAACGCCAGAAAACGTAGAGTTGCCAGTGCCGAGGATACCTTGTTTGCCGTAGCGAGAAGCAGCGTAAGCGATTACAGGGGATTCGGCTGCATAGTCGCCAGTAATAGCAGTAGTGCGAGAACCCCAGACCGGAGCAGAAGTGCCCAGATCAAGTGTGACAGCGTCACCTTTTTGGGGCCAAGGAAGAGCGCTAGTAAAGTAATCATGGCGTTTGCCTCGTTTTAGGAGTGTGAAGTCAGCAGGAGCATCCGGACCATCGTCCACGTTTTCGATTACAGAGTCTTGAAGATTTTGATCGCGGAACCAGTCGTTCCAGATTTTATTATAACATCTGAGCGGTAAAGTATTGGGAAGAGTCCAGGCAGCCGCTACGTCGGTAGGAAGTCCATATTTGTCGAAGATTGTTCCGACGTTTGGTTCAGAGATAGGGAAATCCATTGTTGGAAAGATAATGTCAGTTGTTGTGTCAGGATCAGGGATGTTTGCTCCCATCATACGTTCCCAGTTGTCGAAGACGAGACGGTTAGGAACGAAGAAGAAGAAGTAGTCGATATACATATTATCGAGGACGGGCACGATTTGAGTCGCGAGACGGGCGAATGAGGCCATTGTTACGTTGGCGGTGTCGCCAGGCAGAATTTCATCGACGAAGATCGGAATCAGATAGTCGAAGTCGAAGGCGTCTTTGACAGTGAAAGATCTGTCAAATTTAGAACGAGAGATATTTGCCTCCGGGATTGATGAGAAGGATTGCTGAGCGAATCTAGAACCAGGTGCTGCGGTTTGCATTTAGATGTCCCCTTTAAGATGTTGTTGAAGCACGTTGAAGCGTGCCTCGAGTGTTTTAGCTTCCATTTCGGTTTTGTGGATCATGTTTCTTTTGTGACCACGAAGTCTATTGTTGTCGTGGTACCAGGTTTCGTAAATATCTTTTTTTAGTTCTGAAGAACGCATTTTGGGAAATTTAACTTCCGTTAAGTAACATAAGTATTCCTCCGGGTGATATTTGAACATCCATTTTTCGTAGTAGCGCGGGATTGCGGTTTTCGTTCCATCGGGAAGGATTACATGGCCGTGGTTGAAGATGTCGGGCCAGAATTTTTCTAGGAAGGATCTACCAATTGCGCGTTTCGAAGATTTTTTACTAATGGGATGAAACTCGTGTGTTGCATCTTGACCATGTATGAGTTTTTTTGAAGCATATCGCGCGCAGTATCCGGCGGATTCAAAAGTAACAGAACCCAGTTCGGTAATTCCGTGGGACCAGAGCTTGTCAAGCTGTTGTGAAGACAAGACTTGATCTCCGCGATGATTTTGATTTTTAGGTCTTCTATCTGTTCGCGACCATCCGAAGATAATTGCATGCCAGTTGGGTGTTTTACGGATTTCACCTTGTTGCCCATTATCGTAGTCGGATACTCTTTTGTTTGT